ACGGTGTACCCGCCCACCCAGTCGAGGGTCAGCTCAGCGGGTCGCTGGGCGTCGCGGGGATCTTGTCGACGTGGTACACGGTGTTGCCGGCAGCGTCCGGGTAGGTGGTGATCGTCCACTCGAAGCCGCTCATCTCGTCCTGCTTGTACGTCACGTCGGAGCGCTCGTTGATCTCGCCCTCCGGGACGTAGAAGCCGCGGTAGGACTCGCCGTCGATGACGAGGAACCAGAACGAACGCCGGTCCGGAACCGGAGAGGCGGTCTCGGCGAACTTGGTGAGGCCCCCGACGTCCGGCTCGAGGTCGGCCTCGTCGATGCGGTAGTGCAGCGACATGACCGGCAGCCGGGACGTCTCCCACACGGTGAGCCCGAAGGTCCGGACGCTCTGGGTGATCTGGGTGCGGAACGGCGAGGTCAGGCCCCACGGGGTGAACTGCTGGGACTCCTCGTCCCAGCCGTTGACGAGGCCGTCGTCGGAGATCGCTCCGAGTGCCTGCCAGGGGGCCGTCGGCTGGTCGAGAGGCGAGGCTAGGGCCGCGGTGCCGACCGGGGCGACCCAGCCGCCGCCGTTGGCACCGACCATCGTGAGGTCCGCGGCGCGGGTGATGTTGACCATGGTGTCTCCAGACATGGAAGAGGCCCGCGCTCGGGCGGGATGTGATGGGTCCGGCGCGGGCCCTGGGCCGGTCAGGCGACCGGATGGCTGTAGATCTGATACGTAGCGCCTACGCGGCGCAGCGCAGTGTTCTCGTAAGGACGCGCAGCCTGGGGGGACGCGGTGCTGACCCGGCCGAACACGGCCGAGGAGGTGACTGCTCCCGGCAGGTCGGTCAGAAGCCAGCCGCGGACCAGTGCGGCCAGGGTGATGGCTGCGGCCCGGGTGGAGTGGTAGACGTCCACGTCGACCAGCGCCCGGTCAAGGCGCAGTCCATCGTCCCCGCCTGCCGCCAGCCTCTGTACCTGGATCGTGGGGAGCTCGGCGAGCAGCTGGTTGTCGACCTCGTCGCGGACGACGACGCCGGGGCCCGCCTTGACCTGCAGCCACTGGATGATCTCCAGCTCGACGTCCACGCTGCCGACATTCGTCATCAGCGGCCACCTGCCTGAGCCGCGCGCAGCAGGACGTGATGGGCCGTGACCCTTTCAGTCCCGTACTCGACGTGGGCGCCCCACGGGGCAGTGTTGCCCACGATCGCGACCGCCCGGTCCTTCCGGCGTCCACCGCGGCGCACCGGCTGAACGAAGAAGGAGGCCTTGTACTGGCCTCGGTGCGGATCGTCCAGACCGCCGACCGGTGCGATGCTTTCGGCGACACCCTTGATGACTTCGGCTCTCCTGACCATCTCCGCGAGCACCTTGTCGCTGCGAAGCAGCTCTCCGACACCACGCTTGGACATCTTGAACCGCGCAGGCACTGCCCTTCTCCTCTCAGCCGGTAACCCGATCAGCAGCGAACTGCACAGGGCCCGCAGTGCCGGTGAACACGCTGCGGCCCCAGTCGCCCGGCTCGCCCGTGATCTCACAGACCTGGCCGCGGATGCGGACCTGGTCGGTCGTGCGCCAGTCCGTCCCGGGCGGGGCGTACACCGTCCAGCCGACGATCACCGTGTCCCGGGCCTGCTGCTCGTCCCCGCCCACCTGGGGGGTGGACTGGCGGGGCGTCACCACGCAGCCCGGCACAACAGTCTCGGTGAGAGGGCCGGGGATCGGCTGGCCTCGGGGATCACGGCCTGGCGAGGCGCCGCGGCGCAGGCGCACCACCTGCTCGCCGAAGGGGTAGGGGCCGGGCATCAGTGCCCCCAGCCGGGCTCGTAGGGCTCGCCCCGGTACAGACCGTCAGCCACTGGCCACGTCGGGGCTGGGGTGGCATCCGCCGGGGTCGGGTCGACCGTGAAGGCTCCACCTCGCCCCGCCAAGGCCTTCAGGGCGGCTTTGTCTGCCTTCGTGAGGTACAAGCCGCCCGAGCCGGCAGGGCGCTGTACCGACTGCGGGCCGATCGTCTCGTAGGTGACCTGCTGAGGGTTGATGTAGGCGCGGCCGGCGACCGACAGCACCACGGCCGTCGCCTGGTCAGGCAGGGGCTTCACCACAGACTCCGCGAGCGCGACAGCCTGCTCGATCAGGAGGTCCGCACGGTCGCCCTGAATCTCGCTGAGGCCCAGGTAGAGCGCCAGATCCTCAGCCGTGGGGGGCGTGAACGTCATCGTCGCCTCCTATCGGGCCAGGGCCTCCACGGCCTCGCACCAAGCCGCCAAGTCAGGTACCGGATCGAGCTCCGCCGACCGGACCTTCGCGCGCTTCGCCACCAGCCGGTACTCGGCCGGCGTCGACAGGAGCTTGCGCAGGACCGCCTCGTAGCCGTCGACGTCATGCAGGTCGACGAAAACGCCGGCCTCGCCCAGCGACTCGCACAGCCCCGGCGTGGGGTGCGCAATGACGGGGATGCCCGAGGCGAGGGCCTCAACCCCGGCCCGGCCCCACGACTCATACGAGGACGGCATCAGCAGCACCTTCGTGCGGCTGTACACCTTCTCCCGCATCTCGTGGCCGCACATGTGGCCCAGCACCTCGACGTTCGGCAGATCAGGGACGATCTGCTCGCCATAGGCGCCGGTCACCGCGAGGAACTCGACGTCCGGCATGCGGCGTGCGAGCGTCTCGAAGAGCCGGCCACCCTTCTCCTCGTTCAGGTTGACCAGCGTCACCTTGGAGCCCGGCTTCGTCCGGTACTCCTCGGCGAACACTGGCGGCCGCACAATGATCTCGCTGGCCGGGCGGACGCTCTTGGGGTACTCGGCGAAGAACAGCTCTGCCTCGCGGGCCATCCACTGAGAGTTGTAGACCGCGAGGGCCGTGTCACCGCCGGCCATGTGCCGGAAACTCGGCAGGTGTGTGTTGTGGACGATCACGGCCAGAGGCTTGCCGTAGCCGCGGGCCAGAGCGCCGGCCGAGGGCACGTTCTCCAGATGCGATACCACCACGTCCGCGTGCCGGATCGCGGTGGCCGCGTCCAGGCGCGTCTCCAGGGGCACCACACGAACCCCGTCGAGGTCGTATGCCTCCCGGTCGCCGGTGTAGCGGGACAGCCACACCTGAACGTCGTGCCCGCGGTCGACGAGGGACCGGAGCATCGAATGGGCCATCCACTCGGCGCCGGCGTTGTGGCGCGGCGGGTAGCCGTGCAGCCGGGCGACGATCCGCATCGGCGCCCGGCCACCCTCCACGCCCGGCATCAGGAGGATCCGCCGGCCGCCAGGTACTTCACGAAGGCTTCCTCATCGCCGAGGACGAAGCCGTAGTAGGCCTCCGCGAGGAGGAGGACGAGGTTCTCCTGGAAGGCGGAGTGCACGCCACCGTCCTCGTCGATGTACGTCGCCTCGCGGCTGATCTTGACGGTGATGTCCATGCCGACGCCGTAGGCGGTCTGCGACCAGTCGCCGCCGATGCCCCGCAGGCCGGTGTCGATGGTGCCGGACTGGCGGCGGAGCTTGCCGGACACGCTGCGGGAGTAGGCGACCGGTTCTCCGATCAGGGTGCCGGCGAGGGCGGCTCCGGTGCCCGGCTGGGTGGTGTCGACGAAGATCGGGCGGCCGGTAGTGTCCGTTCCGCCGAGCAGGGTCGGCTTCATGCGGTGGTCGAGGACGGTGCCGGTGTAGTCCCAGTCGTCGTCGATGACCTCCTTCATGCCCTTGACGAGGTCGCCGTAGATGCCGCCGTTGGCCTGCGTGGTCCCGCCGAGGGACACCGACTTCGATGTCATGGCCAGGTAGTCGGCGAACGGGCCGGTGGCGCCCTTCATGGTCTTGCCGTGGATCGCGGCCCGGTCGAACGCGCGGGAGAAGGCGGTCGGCAGGTCGCGCTGGAGCTGGGTCCACAGGCCCGCCGCGTTGGAGTTCGCGACCTCCATCGCTACCGGGATGAGCACGGCGATCTTCTTGCCAGTCATCTGCTTGATGTCGACGCCGCCGGTGCTGATCGGCTTACGCCCGGCCTGCTCGACCCAGTCCGCGGTGGGGACGTCCAGCGGCACCGGGACTGCGGTGTTCGCCGTCATCGCCAGCGGCACGCGCTTGGCGAGCGACATGACCGCCGACTGCTCGACGGACTTCTCGAAGATCGGCCCGACGAGGGTCTCGGGCAGGAAGGTGCTGTCGATGTCCGACAGCTTGATGGGCGGCGTAGCGGCCATGGTTTACCTCTCTCAGCGGCCGTTGAGGGCCTTGTTCATCCAGCCCGCAAACTCCTGCTCGGGGCTGTTGGGGGTTCGGTTGCCGTTGCCTGACGAGCCCTGTGTGCGGTCCGGAGCCGGGCGACGCGGCCCGTCGGGGGCCTTTGCCCAGTGCGGCTTGCGCTTGAGGAGATCGGCCAGGTCCGCCTTGATGGACTCCGTGTCGATGACACCGTCCTCGTCCACGTAGGCGGTGAGGTCGAGCGCGCCTGCGGCGTCCTCCGGGTCGGCGAAGTGCTGCGCGGCGAGGGCCTCCACCTTCGAGGCGACAGCCGTGCGAATAGCCTTGGCTGCCTTCTCCTGCTGCACGGTGAGCTGCTCGGCGAGACGCTCTTGCTCCGACTTCTGCGCGTCCTCGAGTTCCTTTGCCTTGCGGGCGAGAGGCTCGAGCTCCTTCAGGCGATCCCGGAGGCTCTTGTTCTCCGCGTTCTTCTTGTTGATCGCCTTCTTGGCGCGGTCGGCGTCGAAGATCTCCTCTTCGGATCCCTCCGCCTCCGGGGCGGTCTCGGTCTCCTGCAGCTGCTCTTCGACCTGCTCGTTCGGGGTCTCTTCAGGCATGGTGAAACGGCCCTCCAGGGGCTGAGAAAGGCCACCTCCAGGGCGGCCATGGGGATGGGCACGCAAAATGCCCGCCAGGTCCGGTGTCCGGTCCCGACGGGCGCTCTGCGTCCGTCTTGCGTTACGCGATGGCAGCCAGGTCTGGCGTGCCTTCCTGACGCGCGATGCGCTGCATGTAGGCAGCCAGGGCCATTGCCCGATCAGGAGTCTTCAGGAGTCCCTCAGCGGTGTTGCACTCGTGGCAGAGATAGCCGCGAACGCACTGCCCGCAGGACTGTCCCGCCGGGCAGCAGGCGTGATCGTGGTCGACCTTCAGGTCTGCAGTCGATCCGCACGCTGCACACTCCGGAGCGTCTGAGCCTTGGAGCTCCAGCAACTTCGCAACCGTCGTTCCGTGCGCGTGGGCCACCTTGCAGGGCTTACACCTGACCGTCCAGAACTTCCCGTCCACACCAGTGCGATGGAACAGGGATTCGGGTAGCCAGTCCTGACATTCGACACACCAGCGTCGCTCAGGATGGGCCGCCTCACAGCCTCGGCAAGCAGCAGCCTTCGATCGACCACCCCGGAAC